GTGTTGTTGATGGCGCAGAGAATTGCTTCGAGGGTGTAGGATTTACCAGAACCAGCTGGCGCGATGAGGACTAGGTTGGAGTTTGTGGTTGTGACGTGGTTGACAGCTGCAGCTTGTTCGTCGGATAGGTTGGTGATGAGAGCTGGAGGTGTTGGTGCTTTGGTAGAGAGGGAGATGTTCATGGAGTTAGCCTGCGTTGAAGGATGTTATGATGACACAAGGTTCTGTGCAATTGGAACCGATGTGTTTGATTGTTAGAGTATCAGGGTCTGCTGGCCAAGGGTTGAAGTCTTTTTGCCAGTCGGTGGAAGGATAGACTCCAATGTTGTCAGGGTCAGAGTCTGGATGGGTGAAGCGAGCTTGTTCCAGGGTTTCACAGGAGACGACGAAGCTGTCATATTCATCGTAGTCAACTTTGTCGCTGCGGGTTACAAGCCAGAGGTTGTAGGGTGTGTTCATAAGTTTGGTATGCTTTCGATGAAGTCGTTGATTCGTTGGTGGATGAGTGTAATGTCGGATTGGGTCGCGTGTTCGAATTGGATGATCGTGATGATGAGTGTCCAGTTAGATGTGTCAACAAAGCAGGCTGAGTGGATGCCGTGACCTTGGGATAGAAGACAACCGTTGTTGGCGTCTTGTGAAATTCCGACTAGGTTGATGATCCAGTCGTCGGGGGAGAAGTTGTCTGGACGGTGGACGACGCGGGTGAATTGTTTCATGGGACGAAGTGTTTGTCGGGGAAGAGGTTGTGGAGATAAGCAGTGTCCAGGTGTAAGTAATGCCGTGGCAGGTTCATTACGAAGTTGAGAAACGTAACATCGCCTTGCAGTTCGTCAGAGCAGTATTGCGCCGCGCGGTTGTATGCGGCGAGGACTTGAAACGGATTGGGTGGTGTGGTTTCATCAGTGGTGATGTATGTGTATTGGTCGTGGCCTATGACGTTCCAAGATTCATCAGAGAATGCTTGCTTGGTGTAGCCTATCCAGATACGGAAGATGCGGTTACCTGGATTGTTGAACGCAGCTTTGAATTCGGCGGCTGTGGGTAACCGCCAGCCGGTAGGTATTTTATCAGGCGGTACGTTCTCCGGGTTGTGTAGGATAGTTTCTTCGACCGCAGAAGTAAGCCTAGCGTCAAAACAATCTTGACACAGTGAACCTTCAGGACAGTCACCTGCGACGGGGGTTACGTTAGAAAACCGTGTATCACAATCAACACAACGATGGGCGAAGTGCTCGTCGTATTGGGCGTCTGTAGGTATGATGGAGTTTTGGTCTTTGAAGCTCATTGTGGTTTGCGTGTGGAAAGTTCAACTTTAACTGCGTCTTGGACAGACTTCATAAGTTCTGTTAGATGATCTGGTTCTTGGTTTAGAAGATAAACCGAGAGTTCTTGGTGGAAGTTGTGTAGGGTGAGGGCGTCGGATGTGGCGATGGTGGTGAGCAGAAGGGTGGTGGAAGAGATGAGGTGGTGGAGGGAGATGTTGTTCATGTTGTTATGGCGTTTCGATGTGGAAGAAAGACGAACCGTTTGGGTTATAGCGTCGGGTGATGTAGTATTGTTGGCGCTTGATGCGGATGTGCGCGGCGATGATGCGGTTGGAAGAGTTGGTTTCTGCGTGGAGGATGGGGTAAGGGAAGGAAGTTGTGGGTGTGTTGAGGAGGTGGTTTAGGTTTGGTGGGTTCATGGTGTCCAGAGGTTGAGAGTTAATCCGAGGGCTTCGGCACGTTGGGCGGCGGTGGGCGATATGTAGTGACGGTCCCAAACGTCGTCAGGCCCGCGTGTGATGGCGATGTCCCAGAGCTTTTTACGGTAGGTGAGATGTTGTTGATGTGTTAGTTTGGACTCCAACTCATGCACCGCGTTGAGGTCGTTGAAGTAGTCGGGCAATACTGACATCTCTGCTAACCAGCATTTGCCTGAGGTTGGGTGAATCCACACGTCGTCATCAACTCCGTTGCTGTGGATGTATTCTTTTCTCCATCCAGCAGCTTCCGCTAGTTTAATTCGTTTTTGTTCTTGTGTGAGTTTCACTTTGTTTCCTCCCAGAGTTTGATGAGTTTCAGTTCAAGTGCGTCTGCCACGTTGAATGGCATGTCGTTTAGTGTTTCGATAACCTCAAGCCATCCCTTCGCCATCGTCGGGCTAATGTTGCGGGAGCGGGCGATGAAATTAAAGTTGGACTCGTCTTCATCTTCGAGATTCCAGCCGTTAGTAACACATTTAGTGGCATCGTCGGGCGCAATCCAAGATTCCGTTTCATATTCGCCAGAGTTTCCAATCTCTCGTTGGTGCTGCTTTATGCACCACTCGCCCGGCGTGATCGTCTCGCTCAGCGCGATGAACTCGCGGAGTTCGGTTTTTAGTTGGTCGATGGTGGTCATTTTACAATGAGTAGGCGGGCATTCGTCGTGGTCACAAGGTGGTAGTTTGTTCATTGTGGTGTCTTCCATACGAATTTGGTTTCTCCTGTTTGTGGGTTTACTGTGTATTCAGCGACTCCGGCTTTGATGGCGGAATCTTGCATGTGGTTGACTGTTGCAACGGCGGCTATGCAAGTGATCACAAACCAGATTACGGATGTAACGATCACTGTGAAGACTTCGCTTGTGTTCATGGATGTTCCTCCTTCGTTGCGGGTTTGAGGGTAGCTTCCTCGAAATCTTTTACACGCGGATTAGCAACGTCAAACCACCGGCATACAACATCGCCGTTAAGACGAAATGCTGAGACAGTCATCACCGGCCCGCCAGATTTCAGCCGGACAGTGTCGCCGACTTTGGGAGTCCAAGGTGATGGCGAATCATCGAATTCAACTCCGGCAGTTTTATCAAACTCATCCCAAGCATTCGTTGGCTCGTCGGCGTAGCGCCAGCCGATGATTTCGCCGTGCTCCCAATTCCAGTCTTTCCCACGAAGCGGTTTGTGAATATGTTCACACATTGCGATAATTTGCACCAGCGCCTCTCCATCACATGGCATCGGATCACCCGGAGTGTGGCGCTGCCAGACTTTGCCGTGGGCCTCGAAGGTTTCAGGGGCGGGCTTGATGCGGTAGTCTTTGGCTGGATGAATCCAGAGCGGATTCTCGGAGTGCGGTAGGTCATGCCACATGTGACCATTGTGCCACTGAATCACACGTCCCTCCGCGTGAGCCTTCTTCAGCTCGGCGTATGGATCAACCTCGGCAGGCTGGCTGTCCTGGCTGGCGGCAGGAGACGTCAGGCGGATGTCGGCGAAGTGGGTGTCATCAGCTAGCGGCATGTCTGACAGGATTTGCTCGTTGTTATAGAGCTTGCCCGTAAACCGCACGCACCCCTCTGGCACAGGCTCCGTAGCCTCGGCGATGGGGCGGAGTTGTGGGGGTGCGGATTGCTGAATCAACCTAATTTCTTCGACGGCCTTTAAATACTTCTCGTTTTCCGCTTTGGATTGATTGAACCAGCGGTCGGATTTAGCTTTCAATTCGTCAATCATTGTCGAAGCCGCTAGTAGCGCAGCTTGACGATTGCTGACTTCTTCCTTAGCGTCGGCAAGCTCGGCCTCGGCCTTCTCGGCTCTGGCCTGCCATTGCTGCCAACCAATGCTTTCCGACCACTCGCGGAACATACGTTCGTGATCGGAATCTTCCATCCAGTAGTGAGAAAGGTAAGGTTCTGGCTTGTCACTGGATGTCATTATGCCAAAACGAAGTCCCATATTGTGAACGTAGTCGAGTTTGGCCTGCGCTTCCTCATACTTCGCCTTCCAGTCCACGGCCTTACTTTGACCTTCTCTTGCGGCGGCGGCTATGAGTCGGGCGCGGACGGCTTCAACACCTTCGCTAATCGTTCGGCTATTTGTATGCTTGTTGCGTAGTTCTGCGTGATCCACCGCCTCCATACGCGCAATCGCGGCTTCCAAGTTACCGCCAAACGTGGGCTCTGGCAGTCGTTCGAGAAGCTCGCGGGCTAGGTTGAGTCGAGAGTCAGCCTGACAGCTCCACCATCCGCCTGTTTTGGATGTGTAGAGTTCTTTGACGACGTTGTCGGATGCGCAAGCCGCGTCAATGGCGGCTTGAATCGTTTCGTTGGTGTAGTCGTGTTTCATATATGTTCGTTTGGTTGTTAAACCGAGGGTGGAGTGTAGGCGTTGAGTTTTTTGGTGAAGGTTGTGATGAAGAAGTCTTTATCTTCGGTGATGGCTTCGGGAGTGAGTTCGAGGAAGTAGGTGAGGTTGAGGGAAGTTAGGGCCGCTTTCCAGGATTTAAAGGTGGAAAGCTTGTGGAAGAGGGAGGTGTCGGGTTGTTGGTTGAAGAAGGAAACGTATGCCGCACGGAGTTTTTCTGTTCGCTTGGCACCTGATGCGTTTTTGTCGTCCCATGACCAGTGAGTGGATTTGTCTGGGAGTGTTTGGCCGGTGATCTTTGCAGAACGGATAGGTGCGGGATGTTTGTCACGGGAGATGGAAACGGAAACTCGGTGGCGTGTGTCGGTGTTTGTGAGGGACTTGAGTTGTTGGTGAAGGGCTAAGGTTATGACTGGGTTGTTAGACTTCAGTAGTTCGGCTTGGGTCTCGCGGCGGAGTGTGGTGAGGGAGTATAGTGGGGACATGGTGTTATTGGATGAATTGAACTGCTTCTGAGAAACTTTTGATACGGTGGGAGAAACAAGCGCGGATGAGTTGGCTTCCTTCGTCGTCAAGGCAAAGTTCGTTGTTAAAGTTTTTGAACCCGACGCTTAAGCATTTGATGTCTTTGTCTCGTGCGTATTGAATCATTAAACAACCGCAACTGTCAAGGATATATACTTGATTCATGTCAACTGGCCGCTCTGGAGGTTGTGCTTTGATCCAAGCAAAGAAAGTTTCGTGGTCGATGATTTGCATGTTATTTGGATGTTAACCGTTTGATTTCGTGGTTGAGAAAGTCAATGCGGACTTGTTTGCGGATGAAGCACCATTCGGTGAATGTTAGATCACCATTGGAGTAGAATAAGCAGTTGCCAAAGTCTTGGGAACGGATTATAGCGTGCGGAATGTGTAAGTTTCTTGCTATATCACGAATTTCTTCTTTATGGTCTTTCCAGAGTGATTCAAACTCGTAGGAAGCTGAACACAAGTGTGCTTTGTCTGTGGCTTCGACAAACTGACGCTTGATACGTCGAAGCGCCGTGGCGTTCCATCGTTGGGTGAATGTGCGTTTTTTCATGTTGATTTTGTTTTAGTTACCTAACCTCTTCCGGATGCCACAAGTGCTGATGCAGCTGGTGGAGGTAGAAACCATATCCGATGATTCCTTCGTGTTCTAGCAAGTGATTCCAGATGCTTTGGTTGTCAGTTTGCCTGGCTAACCAAGCTGTTGCGGATGGAACGTCTGCGCCGAAGGTGGAAAGAATTCGATTCCAGACGTATGGGGTGATGTCGGTGGGGTTCATGGGTGTTTGTCGGTATGTAGTAAAGCACTCACCACGTTTCGTGGTTGGACCCGTCTGTTTATTACAGACATTGTATGTATCCAACCACGTCTCGTGGTGAGTTGCGTTTGTCTTTGTCTAACGTGATAGAACGGTAACGTTGGTTAGATAAATAAACCGACGAGTAACACGAGAAGGTGTATCGCGGTGAGGATGAGTAATCCGGGTTTCATGGAGTGTGAAAGTGTGTGCTTGGCACCTGACGGTGCGGTGGGTTTGTTTGTATGGACGCTAGCATTGTGACGTCCTATGCCGTAATCCAGTGCCCAATCGCCAAACCGATCAAAACGCCCAAGGCGGCTAGGAGTAAAAGGTTCAGGATTACGTCGATGGCTTTGTATATCATAGTGAGGTTTGTGTTGTCTTTTGTGGGTTAGCTAATTTAACGGAGGGAAAGTTTTGCTGTGTGGGTAAGAACGCCTAAGCGCCGGTGACTACAATTTAATGTTGTTTCAAATGCGTCTATGATGATGATGCCCCGCCCAAAAGGGCTTGAGATTTACTATAAATACTATTAAAGTGTGTTCATTTGAACAGTATTTTTTCTTTATGGAAATTAGGCGGGGGGGGGGCCACTACGACATACGGTCTTCGGGAAGGGTAGTCTTTTCGCACCCGAAAAGCGGGTTTATGAGGCTAACCAACGTTAAATCTCTATAGTGCAGAAATAAAGTCAACAGGCTAAAAGGGCGGTAAGATGTAAATTCTCACCGCCCTTTTGATGTCTGTAGGCTTTAGGCTTTCGTGCCAAGCTCGCCTGCGCGGAGTCCTTCAGCCTTCAGCTCAGGCCGCTTGCCGAGGTAGCGTAGGATTTTTTCTTCGGACAAGCCATCGTTGCGCATTTCAGCCGCTTTAAGGTCATAGGTCTTTTGCCGTCCTTCGATGTTACTGCCACGTCCCGTAGAATGATTCCATGCCACGAGCCAGTAGGTAGCTTCGAAGTCGCCGTTGTCTGGTGGAAATGCCGAGTCATTCCCAGCTTCCATGGACTTCGTGTCCTTTTCCGTAGTAACGCCGTAGGCATGAAGGAAACCGGACACACATCCGCCTGCTTTGACTGTTTCTTTCTTTGCCTCCTTTTGCCCTTGAACCTCGGCATCGAATGCCAAGCCTGCAAGTTTCAGCCATTCGTCACGGCTGATCACATAGTCATAGTTCTTGTCACCATTAGTTGCTTTAATGCTCAATTTCATATCAGTAATAGAACACACGCTAGTCACCCGTAGTAGAAACGCCTACTACCGCCAGTGCTATCATGTGCTCTAGTCTGCTATGTGGGTTAGCCTGTCTTAACCCACACTAGGACTTTTGAACCTGTCAAAGATCAGTGACACTCTGTCACCGCGGGAGTTGTGAACTACTAGGACCATCCTAGCTATCACAACCTCCTGCCCGGAGCTTTTCGCCCCGTCATAGTATAGGTCAAAGGGTATCCTTCCCACAGGGGGTAAGGGTGTGTGTATATGACATCTACCCACGCGCGAAAGAAATAATGGATTATAGTGGTTATAAAAAAATTAGAAATTCTTCTTGAGACTAAGTATAGATAAAGCGTTTTACCGGGGTATAAGGGCTTCCGCTATGATCACCCTGCCCGCCCCGTAAAGCGCCCGGACGGCCTACCGCTGGCCCCGCATCGGGCTTTGGCGGGCTATCATCACCCGCCGCGCAAGCGGTGAGCCGCGTTCTGGCGTTAGGCGTTAGTTAAATCCAAACACACAACCACCTCCAACCTGTCCGTTTACCTAACCTAACCCACAGTTTAAACTTTAAACATACCAAAACCTACAAAAGCTATGTCAAATAAACCGCCCGCTTTCACTCCCGCGCTTTCCGTGCTACACTCCCGCATGACAACCCGCCCGCCTATAACCCCTTTACCTCCAGTAATCACCCTGCACGTCACCCGTGATGCACTTGCTGCCCTGGCCTCTACACAACCAAAGTAACCCTCACCTCCCATGCCGTCCTTCACAATCCTTCCACTCAGCCCACTGACGCTCGCCTCAGATCGTCAGGCGATTCCTGGGTTAGGTGAACAAACGGAGGCAGTCCGTCCAGCGTGGATGTATTCGGCGGTGACACTTTCGGCTAATGGGCATTCGCTGATTGAGATAGCTCAGTCGCTTTCGAAAGACGTTAAAGCTGTTAGCCAGCTTCTTACTTCTGAGTGGGCAAAGAGTGCAGTGCTAGAACAGGTTTCTGAAGGAAGGAACTTTGCACCGGAAGTTAAGTCTCTTGCAGCTTCCACTCGGGACGCCATTCTCACGCTTCAAGAACTTATGGTTTCTGGTGACAACAAAACACGTTTTGCAGCCGCAAAGGAAATTCTTAACCGCACGCTGGGTGTGCCCACTCAAAAGGTCCAGCACATTGGCACCGGTGCGAAAATGGACGTTCGAGATGAAATCGAAACGCTCCGCAAACAACTTAATATTACAAACTGATGACTGTAGCAATTCCAAACAATGCTTCGACTATAGCCGTTGAAGACAATACGACTGGGGTGAAGTATCACGCTGTGTGGTTTCAGAACTTCAACACGACTACTGGGGTTTATGTGGACTCTCAGGCTACGGCTTCGGCTGTTGATTTCTACATCCCGCCAGCGTCGTCTGCCACCGCTCCTGCTTCGTTGGTCATACAGTCCACAGGTGGTGATTCGACGCTAGTCAACAAACCGTGGTATGCGTTCCAGGCGTCTGGTGGTTCTGTCAACATTCAATGTGGGAGGTGGTAACTTATGTCTGTTGTTATTGATTTTCCAAGCGCCTCAGGTTCTAGCTCTGTGGCTGCTATTACGTCTGGCACCATCACTGGGTTGACTAACCTCGGCGTGTCGATGGCGAATAACACCGCCATCACCGGGTTTGCGCTCGGCACGATCTCGGACACGACGGCACGACCCCTCATCGTTTCGCAGACGTTCAACAACGCCAGCCTTTCCGGCTGTGCTTTGCGGGTGGACATCACAGACACAAGCAGTGCGGATTTGTCGCCATTCTTCCAGATTAATCGCGGGGGTAGCCGGTTCCTTGCCGTCTCCAAGAAGACAGCTTGGGGCATTAGTAACATGCCAACCATTGAAGGTGACGCCGCCTCTGGCGGTCAAATTGCTTTCAACTCTAGCGCAGGCTCGGTTATTCTTGCCCGCAAGGATGTTGGTTGGAATTTCGTCAGCCTTTACACGGGTTCGTATGTTGCTTCGGGTGCGCGGCTAGGTTTTTCAGCCAATACTTTTGCCCAAAACGTTTTGACTACAGGCGACGCATACTTCACTCGCGCTGCTGCTGCCAGCATCAAGATGGGTGAAACCCATGCATCCACTCCGACCGATCAAACATTCTCCGCCCACGATGTTACTTCCGGCACGGGTGCTGCCCTCACCCTCCGAGGTGGCCAAGGCACCACTGGCGGAGCCACCAAAATCTATGGAGGAGCCGGTGCAACAGAAGGTGCCATATTTCTCGGCGAATCAGCTGCAAGCCCTATATCAATCTGGGGAACTTCTCCACTTGCTCAACCAGCTGCTCTTGCCGACCTGACTGCCACAGCATCCATCACAGGATCAGACACGGTTTCCGAATCTGTTACAACCACCTCCATTCAAAACCTTGAAAACAAAGTCAACGACATCTTAGCAAAACTCCGAGTCATCGGGCTTATCGCCGCCTAGCCATGAATATCACACTTCCAACACTTGATGTCGAGCAACAAGCTGCCTTTGCTCAACTTGCCCAGAAACACGCCTCCAAAGAAGCCTGGGTAGCCACACTTATCGTCGATCTCATCAACGAGCAGGTCCTTCGAAACATCAACGACAAAGGTGCTCAGCTTCTTGAAGCAGCTAAACAGCTTCCAAAAGCCAAACGCCTTGACTTTACCGCACAAGCAGAAACACTACTCACCACAATCGCTACGTCATGATTTCCAAAGAACACCTTGAAGCTAAGCTCGCTGAACTCACCGCCCAACGCGACAAACTCGCCGCTGACATCAATGCATTCAACGGAGCTATCGAAATACTCCACGACCTTATCTTCCACTGTTCCCAGTCTGATGACCAAAACTTACACCATCCACCCGAGCAACCTTCCTAAAGGTGCAGAATCTTGCATCCTTTGGGCGCTCAACGAATGGCAGGCTTCCACCGGAAACCGCATCCGGTTCACTCCTAGTCGCAAAGCTGAAATAATCTTCTCTGGCTCCAAACCACCAGACAACAAAGCAGCCTTCTGCTACTCCCTTGGCAACAACGTTTTCTCCATCGTCTTCGACCCAGCGCTTCCTTGGTCCACCACCTGGTGGCATCGGTTCCTCGGGCGCATTCCAGACTTCCGTATCCTCGCCCTACACGAAATCGGACACGCGCTAGGTCTTCCTCACTCCACTTTTCCATCCTCCATAATGCACCCACGCCCCACAGTTCCCTACGTTGACGACGTTTCCGCAGCCTCAGTCTAGCTCACTGCCCATGCTCCAAAACCACATCTACGAAACCCTATCCCTCCTCGCCGCCGCGATAGCCACTTCCAGTGCTGCCGTAGCAATAGCCCACCCATCAGGCGAAGTCCTTACCTCCGCCGTTATGTGGTCCCTCCTCCCACTCATCGGCGCAATCCTGATCTCCGGAATGTCTTTCCTTCTGGGTTCAGTTGACGAACCAAGGAAACGTGTGATTGGTAGAGCTTTGGGGGCTATATTGTTTGGTGTTTCTGGTCCGAGGTTTGCGTTGTACTATCGTCCGGATCTTGCCGACATGGTCGACGATCCGATTATGATGGTGGCGGCAGGGGCGATTTTTGGGCTGATTGGTTACGCTGTGTGTGCAACGATAATCAACTGGGTTATGATCAAAGCGCCGAGTAAGTTGGAAAACAGACTTAACAATCTCATCTATGAAAACAAAAATGATTCTGCTGACAACAGCCGTGATGCTAAGTAGCTGCGCGGGGACTTCGGTTACTGTGCCGTATAAAGGTGTTGATTACACGCTTTCCATGAAGACGTCTGGCAAAACTGTAGCAGATGTCAATCCGAATGACGTCATGGTTACTTCGCCAGACCCGGCTACCGCTTCGTTCACGAAAGTTGTTCTTGAAACTTTGACAGGAATGTTCAAATGACTACAGGTTTAAAAATTTACAACCACGCTTTGGAAGACTATGGGCTTTCAGAAATTTCAGGTCCTGGGTCTAATGCTAGGATCAAAAAGGCTATTGCTTTGGCCGCTGACTGGCTAAATCCTGATGATAGCAAAACCGCTTGGTGTGGTTGTATGATGGGATTGTGGTTTACAGAGCTTGGTCTAACACCTGTTAAAGATTTCTTCCGGGCGAACAACTGGAAGAATGTAGGTAAGAAAGTTTTGCTGTCTGAAGCCAAGCAGGGTGACATTGTTGTTATGGATCGCCAGGGTGGTAAACACGTAGCTTTGTTTTCTAAAGCCGCCGACGGGATGGTATATCTCCTTGGTGGTAATCAGAGAAACCAAGTGAACATTTCTTCTTTTAACCAGGCCTTCGTCGAAGAAGTCCGCCGCATTGACTAATGAACCCACACGAAGACATAGCCAAACTTGAAAAGCTCCGTCGGCTGAAACAGCTGCAACGGGAGTCTGGGCTATGTGGGTATATGCCACACAAGAAACAGGAGTTGTTTCACTCTGCCGCGTGGGCGGATTTCAGGTATCTTCGCACTGGAAACAGGTTTGGCAAGTCTACCGCAGGAGCTTGTGAAGACGTAGCCTTTGCCGTTGGTGCTAGACTTTGGATTCCTGAGAGCAATCCTAAACGTTACTTGGGCATCCCGAAACGCAGCACTAAAGGGCTTATCATCGTAGCCGATTGGGATAAAGCGAGGGAAATTTACACTTCTATGGAAGAAGGTGAGTCCCAGGGTAAGATCTTTCAATTTCTTCCACGAGCTGCTTTTCATGATGTTCATAAAAACCAAGCTGGTGAAATTGACTGCATTATGGTCAAGTCACAGTGGGGTGGGATTTCGCACATCTACATCGACACTGTTAGGTCATACATGGGCAATCCGATGGGGCAAGAGTCTAGCCATTGGGACTGGATTCACGTTGATGAACCTTGTCCGAAGAACATGTGGACGGCGAATAGTCGTGGTTTAATCGACAACGATGGTAAAGCCTGGTTCACCTGCACTCCCATAGCCGAACAGTGGATCAATGAACTTTTCATTCCACGTTCCAGACTTAAAGAATCCTTTGAATTCGGCATGCCTTTCAACAAAGGTGAACTGAAAACCTGGGTGCTTACCGGAACCACGCACGATAACACTTCGCTTTCTGAGTCTTCTATTCGTAAGTTCGAAGCCCAGCTTTCCGACGACGAAAAAGCTTCACGTATCGATGGCCGTCCGCTTGGTATGCAGGGGGTTGTTTACTCTATGTTCAACCGTGACCAGCACGTTTACGACGAACTTCCTCACGGTTGGAAAGACTACGACGAACCACCAGACGACTATACCATCCGCGTAGCTTGTGATCCGCATCCAAAGACTCCACACGCCGTTCTCTTTGCTGCCACCGCGCCTACGGGCCAGACGTTCTTTTATACAGAATACTTCCAGCATGTCATGATCGACGATTTGGTCGACGTGATTCTTTACAAGCTCAAAGGCCGTGTTCCTTTCGTAACACTTCTTGACCGCATCGCCTTCAACCAAGATCCCATCACCGGAGCCACTTGGGCTGATTCGTTCTACCGCAAAGGCCTTATGGTTGTTCCAGCGTCCAAGGAACTAACCCACGGTATCTCCTCTACGCAAAACGCTCTTGCTCGTAAAACCGGCGAGACGCTTCACTTTTGCTCTTCCCTAACCGAAACCCTTTACGAATTCGATTCCTACATCTGGGATCCAAAACGTGAAAACAAACCCAAGGACGCCAATGACCACATGATGGAGTGCCTTTACCGCCTGGTGCTCAACGGACTTTCTTGGTCCGAACCAGAGCACAACACTTCCTTCAACCCAGGTTCCCTCCCACTCACTGGCGACTTAACCTTTGAAACCTCTGACCAACGCCACTGGTTTGAGAAGAAAGCTGCATAACCTATGCCCAAAGACCTTCCAACTCGCCTCGCGGCTGAAGAACAAGACGAAGCTTTAGCCTCGCTCCGTCAAGACTGTCTTCGTGACATCCGTCTCTCCCGTTCCAAGATGTCCCACTACTACGCCGACTGGGACTACGCACTCGAAACCTACCAGCAGATCCGCGACGACGACACCTCCGACATCAAGGCCAAGAAAAAACGCGAGCCAGCCAAACAAACAATCCCACTCACCTACGCCCAGGTAAACACCTTCGTCACCTACCTCACCCTTCTCTACACCCAAAACCAGCGCTTCTTCGAATACGCCCCTACCGGCACCGACGACTTCGACATCAAAGAAGAGTGCGAGAAAATCATCGAACGCGAGGTCCGCAATGGATTCTCCACTCCAGTCCTAGTCCAATTTCTCCTTGACATCGCTCGCTTCAACCTCGGTGTCCTCAAGCCCTCCTGGCAGGTCCGCACGACCACAATCACCCCACCAGCTTCCACTCTTAACTTCGCCCAGCTTTTCACCGATACCGCTGGACTTCAGTTGGTTCAACAGGCTAACGAACAGATTGAAGTGATTATCAAAGAAGGAACTACGGTGGATAATGTGTCGCCGTATAATTTCTTTCCGGATATGAGGCTTCCATTGAAGCGCTGGCAGGAAGGTGCGTTTGCAGCTGATGAGACGGTGCATCACGTTCGGGAGGTCAAACGTATGGAAGGTGTGTCTGGTGCTGAGTTTCTGTCGGCTTATGATGTGGCTTCGTGGGCTGCGAAGGGTGCACCAAGGTTGGAAGGTTTAGACTCTAAGTCTAACAAAGACGAAGATGACTTTATGGTTGTTGTTGTGGAAATGCAACGGTGGCTGAAGCCAAAGGAGTATGAACTGTCTGACTCTAATGAAGACGAACTTTGGATGATCCGCATTGGGAATGATCAGAGGATTCTCTCGGCAGAAAAGCTGGAAGATGCTAATATGGGCTTTACGTATAAGCTGGCCCAGATGGCTCCTGATGAACATTCGAAGCTGTCGGATTCGTTAGTGGCGCTTATCGATCGGTTGCAGGAGACTGTGACGTGGTTGATGAATACACGCATTGAGGCTGTTAAGAATAATATTGAGAAACAGCTGGTTGTTCACAGTCAGTATGTGGAACTTGAAGACTTGCAGACACGGTCTCCATTTATCCGAATGAAGAAAAACACGCCTATCATGGGCGGTTTGGATAATTTCATTCAACAGCTGAAAACCAACGACCCAACGGTTACGCATATTCAGGATGCTGATACTCTCATGAAAATGATGTATCAGGTTTCTGGAGTCAACGAGAACGCCATGGGTGGATTCCACGGTGGACGGCGGAGTGCTACAGAAGCCAGGAACGTCCAAGCTGGTTCCGCTGCGCGAATGAAGCTTATTGCTACGAACATCTTCCAGTCAGCAATTTCTCCGCTTGGCAAACAACTTCTCATCAACGCCCGTCAGTGGATGTCGGAAGAAACGTTCTTCAAGATTCTAGGCGAAGACGAGGACACCTATAACGCCTGGCAGACTTTCCATAAAGATGCTTGGTGGGAGCTGATAGGCTCTGAAGACTTCTTTGTCTTTGATGCCACCTCCGCCTCGGAAAAGACTTTTGTAGCCCAATCGCTGCAAGAACTGGCAATTGCACTCATGTCAAATCCTGAGATGCTGGCCGCAACAAACATCGACCTTGTGAAGATCATTGAACGTATTCAAGAACTTCGCGGGGTTACTAACCTAAAACAATTCCAACGTGACCAACCCATTGGACAACCTCTCCTTGGAGCAGACGGACAAATTCCTCCTGTTCCTGGACAACCACTTAGCGTCCCCGCTGCACCATCTTTGGCGTGACGTTATCGAGTTTGAAATACTCGAATCCGCAAACCTCGTTACATCTATACTACCAGAATCCGTTCGTTCCTTCTTTGCTCGCGAACAAGCTATTGGTAGTCTTAACGAAAAAACAAAACAATTTGATTCCTTTGGAGCACTCAAAGAATCATTGACACAACACAAAAAA